CTGTGCAATCCTACATATCTCTATATACACTCAAAACAGGACTTTAATGGAAGACTACCAAGCAATATTAAACTGGGCCATGGGCCTAGCGCTCTCGGTTACTGGCTGGTTTGCTAGGCAGCTGTGGGATGCAGTAAAAGACCTTAAAGCTGACCTTTCTAAACTTAGGGAGGAAATTGCAAAAGACTATGTCCCTAAGACGGAATGGCGAGGGGACCTCCTAGAGTTACGTGGGATGCTCCAACGTATCTACGACAAACTTGATGAGAAAGCTGATAAATAATGGCAACGACAAACTTTGTAAACGGAACTGTTGTTCAGCCGGAATGGCTCAATGATGTTAACGATTTAGTGTATGAATTTACCCAATCCGGGGTGGGGGCGGTTGCTAGGACTGCACAAAGCAAGATGCGGGATATAGTGAGCGTTACGGACTTTGGGGCGGTTGGTGATGGTGTGACAAACGACACAGCGGCAATTAATCTGGCTATTGCTGCTGCGGTAAAAGTGTATTTCCCTCCAGGTGTTTACATGACGGATGGCGGGCATAACATCACAGGAAAAGAGATTTCCGGGGCATCTCGTGAATCGTCAATTATTAAAGCTCGTGGTATTAATAGTGCTGTAACTATTTTTGTAAATGGACGCACAGATCACATAACACCCGGCACATGGGGCAGTGGACAAAACTTTCGCATTGAGAACTTAGGAATTCGTGGTAACTGGGACAAAATTACCGGCATGACAAGCGTTACTGAAAGTGGTGCGACAACGAACGTTGGTGTGCTCAAAGCCGACTACACTCCAGCACAGTCTGCGTTAGTCCGTGGTATTTCTGCTGCTTATTGCAACATAATCAATTGTTATATAGATGATGCATGGGAACACGGGGTGTTGTTCTATCGCCTGGGGTACTCTGAGATAACCGGGAACATTATTGCACGGTGCCGTGGCTCCGGTATTTGGTTAACTGCCGACAGTGCGGCAAATGCGATCACATCGACCATCGTTGAGCGAAACCAGATCGTTGCGAACCGTGGTGGCTATGGCGGCCTGCGCACGCTCTATACCTACGGCTGCGCCATCCGTGACAACCGCCCGTTTGAGGACAATACCTGGGGGGCAACATTCGGTGAAGGCGCAGACACGGACATTTCAGGCAATTACTTTGAAATCAACCCATTCGGGGATGCCGACATCGATCCAAGTATTTGGGGCCTGACTCTGGTCAACAACTACTGGACGATTCCACCTGTACTTCCTAGCGGCCCCTCAGCGCGTGGGTTTTTTAGCTATGACCGCAAAAATGGATTGCGACATCTGTGTGTTGGTGGACTTGGAGAGACGGACAACCGACTAGGCCCGATTCGTTACTCTTCTGAAACAGACACTATTGGCATTGGCAGAGCAACACTCCCTGCTTCAAACGGCAGCGGCCTGACGTTCCCAGCGCCTGCGGCTCCGTCATCCGATCCCAACACCCTTGACGACTATCAGGAAGAGGGCTGGAACGTCACCGATGCTTCGGGGGCCAGTCTTTCGCTCGCGGTCACCGGGCAATACACGAAGGTCGGAAACGTGGTCACGTTCGTCTGCTCGGTGGTGTTCCCGACCACATCAAACACCGCATCTGTAACCATAGGCGGGTTGCCAGTTGCTGCGGCTGCGCTTACGCCTATTTCCGTGGTGTCCAACCATGCGGGCGGACTGTCCGGGTTCATCCCGTCCGGTACAGCAACGATCAAGTTCACTGGGCAGGGCACCTTCACCGAAAAAACAAACGCCAACCTGTCTGGCGCGGTGTTGTACGTCAGTGGCTCTTATAGGGCCACGGCATGACCTATCCCTTGTCCAAAACCCATAAAACACCACAATGACTATTCTATGAATCCTCTTCTTCTAGGCCCAATCTTTGAGTTGGGCAAACAACTAATTGACCGCTGGATGCCTGACCCACAAAAGAAGGCAGAAGCTGAACTAGAGCTATTTAAAATGGCTCAGGCAGGCGATCTACAGAAGGTAATAGGTCAGCTAGAGATTAACGCTAAAGAGGCTACAAACCCCTCTATCTTTGTTTCTGGATGGAGGCCTTTTGCTGGCTGGGTTGGTGGCTTTGGTCTAGCTTACGCGGCAGTGCTACATTACGTTTTAGTGTGGCTCAGTGGTATCTACGGATTCCCCCCACCACCACAAGTGGACACTGACATCCTTCTGACAGTTCTGGGGGGTATGCTTGGTCTAGGTACTCTACGCACATACGAAAAGAAAAACGGAGTTTCAAAATAAATGGCTACTTCAACAACTACCCTCTGGTCCATGTCGAGAGACTCCATCATCAGCAAAGCTCTCAGCAAACTGGGGGTAGTTGGTGAGGGTGAAACTGCTTCTGCAACACAAATAGCTGACTGTGTTAGTGATCTAAACGCTGTCTTGGCAGAGTTCCAGTCTTTGGGGATGCCTTTGTGGAAACGCACAGAGTTGGCAGTGCCTATTGTGACTGGGCAAAAAGAGTACACTATTGGTGAAGGGCGGGCTATTGATACACCCTTCCCCTTCAAACTCTCTCAAGCTAACCTCGGACTGGCAGGCAGCGCCACTCGTTTGAATATGGTTGTCCTTGCCCACTACGACTACAATAACCTACCTGTCACTACTTCTGGTACTCCCATCCAAGTGACCTACCAACCCTTTGTGGATTATGGTGTGTTATCTGTGTGGCCCACTCCTGATGCAAGTGTCCCTGCTGGTAGTTTCATCTACATTACCTATCAACAGCCTTTCTACAAGTTCACCTCTGGTACAGAAACTCTTGATTGTCCGCAAGAGTGGTATAATGCCATAATCTACCAACTCACTCATGTGAAGTCAGATGATTATGGACTCCCTCTTGAGGATCGTCGTTGGTTTGAGAAGCAGGCTGAGAAACGTCTCGCTGGTGCATTAAGTGCCGGTACTGAAGATGCCTCTATTAACTTCTACCCTGACCGTGGAGATCGATAACCGTGGCATTCTCAAAAGCACCTTCTCAAAGCACTTATCAGACTAAGGAAATCAAATCTGCTTGGGCCCTTCGTAACAGAGATGCTGCTGGCACTAAAGACACCATTGCACTGAACGGTTTTTTTGATCTAGTGATGGATCGTGCCACTGGGGACAAGGACCTTCATTTTGTGAAACGAGATGGGTCCTCTGCCATTGAGTACACGCTACCTAGCGGTCCTCCACGTGGAGCATATTACTGGGAAGACGAGGATAAGCTCTTTGTAGCTTATAGCAATGACATTGCAGTAATTACGGGCTCTACTGGAACACTGGTAGCGACTCTCACGGATGTCTTTGTTAGCACTACAGGAGATGTTGGTTTCTGTGAGTTCCTGTATGACACTGGGAGCACGAAGATTGTGGTAGCTGACGGTACTCGTGTAGTAACCATTGACACAGCGAATGTGGTTGTTGCAGGTACCAGTGTAGACCAACCAACTACTTTTGACCCACATGTGGTCTTTCTAGATGGCTATCTTTTCATGGTGAAGAGTGGGACATCTGACATCTACAACAGCAACCTAAATGACCCCTTGGTGTACACAGCGGGTGATTTTATTTCTGCTGAGATGATTGCAGATACGTTGATTCGTATTGCTCGTCTGAATAACTACATCCTAGCACTGGGCACAGCGTCCATCGAGTTCTTCTATGATGCTGCTGTGGAAACAGCCAGTCCGCTCAAGCGTGTAGATACTCCTGTGAAGAACGTTGGTTATCTGGGTGGCCTAACCACTCACCTAAACAAGATGTACTTTGTAGGACAGACGCAGAACACTGCTCCAGAAGTTTACGTCATGGAAGACTGGAAACTAGAGTCCCTTGACAATCCCCCTCTACGACGCTTTATACAGCCCCACACCGCATTTAATGGTGCTGTTGTAACTAACGGTGGTCATGACTTCTACGTCCTCTCTGTAGGTTCTATTACCTATTGGATGGACATTGAGACAAAGATTTGGACAAGGCTGGCGTTTGGTAGTACTAGTACCTTTGCTCTACGAGATGCTATGATGGTGCCTAGGGCAACCATTGGGAATGTCTCGGTACTAATTCCAACAACCGGGACTACCTTGTATTTCTTTAATCCCACTGTCTACCAAGATGCTGGGATAAACTTCACTGCTGAAGTACAGACATACAAAGAGATGTTTGATACTTATCATGAGAAGTATATGGCTAGGTTGATGGCCATCACGGACAAAGCTAATGCAGGTCCCTTGGAAATTTCATGGACAGATGATGACTATGTAACGTATAAGGCTACCCGCACAGTCGATC